CCATCAGAGGATTGGGTGAAATGGGAAGGAACACAAGCGGGCTCATCGTTCGCAACATGGAACGACCCTAACTTGGAGGGCGAGGTCGACCTCGCTAACGCAACAGCGGCAACAATAAACACACTCCGGCAAGCGTTCCAAATTCAAAAGCTCTTCGAGCGTGACGCTAGAGGCGGGACGCGGTACACAGAGCTAGTGAAAAGTCACTTCGGAGTGACATCACCGGACGCAAGACTGCAGCGGCCGGAATATCTCGGGGGCGGAACCGCACCCTTAATAATCGGAACCGTTCCACAGTCAACTCAGGGAACGACGGCATCGAACTGGGATACGGATGTGAAAGGTTCGCTTGCCGCGTTCGGTACAGCAACGGGCAGCGGAATCGGTTTCAACAAAAGTTTCGTGGAACACGGAACTATCATCGGGATGGTCTCAGCCAGGGCGGACCTCACGTATCAGGAAGGCATCCACAGAATGTGGAAGCGTTCTACGCGGTATGACTTCTATTGGCCGGCCTTTGCGAACTTAGGGGAGCAGGCCGTCAAGAATCAAGAAATCTACTATCAGAATCACGACGCGGGCGGAGCAGCTCCGGACGATGACAACAATGCGGTCTTCGGGTATCAAGAACGTTGGGCCGAATACCGCTACTCACCTTCAAAGCTGTCCGGCCTGTTCAGGTCGGAACATGCTCAAAGCCTCGATGCGTGGCACCTTGCTCAAGAGCTAGGGTCTCTCCCTACGCTAGGGTCAACGTTCATCGAGGACAACCCTCCAGTGGACCGCGCGATAGCGGTCACATCGGAACCTCACTGGATATTCGACAGCTACTTTTCAATCAAGTGTGCACGGCCAATGCCTGTGTACAGCGTGCCAGGGCTCATAGATCACTTCTAGGTCGCCGCAACGAGTTGTAAAATAAATGAGACCTTGGAAACAATGGAGGAACTCATGGCAGGACGGTGGAGAAGCCTGTGGCGTCGCCTATGGTCCTGGCTGTTCAATCAAGGAGGAAGATAAATGCCTTGGGGAGCATTAGCGGCTGCGGCGGTAACGGCATATAGCTCTTACAGACAAAACAAAAAGCGGCGTAAGTTCGCGGAGCGAATGTCTAACACCGCTCATCAAAGAGAGGTAAGGGACCTGCGAGCTGCAGGGCTAAATCCAATCCTCTCGGCCGGGGGGAAGGGTGCATCGTCACCCGACCCAACACCAATAGACCAAGCAAGACAATTCAGTAGCTTCAGCGCGACGCAGGTTCAACGAAAAGTGGCGAAAGCAACAATCGCCTACACAGAAGCTCAAACGCGTCTGACCACGGCAAAAGCAATCTCCGAGGAACTCGGAGCAGGAATAAGAGGCAGAGCAACAACAGCAATCGATGCCGTTCCTAAAATGTGGTCGAGCGCGTGGCAAAACTTCAACTATGCACCGGAGAGCAGCAGGCGCCTTAATACGGAAGCCTACAGGCGGACAATGCGGAAAGCTGCTCGCCGGGAACTAAAGATGCCGGATAAAACCGTCATCGAAAGAAAGACAAAAACACCAGAACAACTAATGGAACTATCTCGGCCTCGTCGACTACCAGGGGCCGAGCAAGAAATCCGAATCCCGATTCCAAAACGCAAGAAAGGAGAATCCAAGCGTTTGTATCTGTCTAGGATTCGAGCATGGCGTCTACTAATGGAACGTCAAAACCGAAGGAGGTAGCAATGGCCTACCGTAAGCGAATGTCGCGCAGTAAATCACGCCGGAGCTTCACAAAGGGGGCCCTGAACGTGAAGCGCAAGAACTACCGTGGAAACCCGATGAGGGGCGGAATCAGGCTATAATGGCGTGTAATGCTCCACTCGTGGGATGGAAGGCAACAGAGAAGACGGCCCGGGGAACCCGGGTCGTCGTCTTTGACTTGTCTCAAGGCTGTGTCGACCTTCCCGTTAATATCCCGTGTGGGAAATGCTTTGGATGCCAACTGGCGAAGTCCAGAGAGTGGGCAACTCGTTGCTCTCACGAGGCCCAAATGCACGAGGATAACTCGTTCATCACGCTTACATATGATGCTGAGAATGTTCCACCCTCACGAGAGCTGAGGCCGAAAGACTTTCAAGATTTTATGAAAAGGCTTCGGAAAAAAAGCCCAGAAAAAATCAAATTTTTTCATTGCGGCGAATATGGCGAACTGGACGGCAGACCACATCATCACGCTCTGCTCTTTGGTCGCCGCTTTCCTGACCATTATTATTGGCGGAAGAGCGGCGATCACAATCTCTACCGTTCGCCGGAACTCGAAACCCTCTGGACCTTCGGCCATTCAGAAATTGGCGAAGTATCTTTCGAATCTGCTGGCTATGTGGCGCGGTATCAAATGAAATCAGACACATCAAACAAAAAACAAAAACCCTATCTAACTATGTCGCGTAATCCCGGAATAGGTAAAGGCTGGATATCTATGTTCACATCAGACGTCTACCCTTCCGATGAGATAGCGACGAAAGGAGGACAACTACTCAGACCACCGCGCTACTACGACAAACAGCTAGAAAAAATTAACCCTGGTATGTTCAAAAAAGTACAAGAAACCAGGGTATCGAAACTCACAGAGGAAATCAGAAGCGGCGTAAGACAGACAGCCAGGGAAAAAATTCTCCGGGCTAAAGCCGCACTAAGGAGAGGCACCTTATGAAGCTACTAGCCTTCTCAGTCCGCGACGAAAAATCAGAAGCCTTCGGACACCCGTTCTTCACGAGCGCGATTGGTGTCGCGTCTCGAATGTTCGGCGAATGGGCGAACAACAAAGATTCAATGGTCGGGAGACATCCGGAGGACTTCAAGCTATATCACATCGGTTACTTTACCGACAACGACGCTCACTTTAGCGTCAACGAAATTCCACAGCTCATCGGCGCGGCAACGGACTACGTCGCGCCGGAGAAAAGGAAACTGGAAAGTGCCTAGAACACGAATCAGTTTCAAACTCGATACGAGTAAGGACATGGTTCGCACGAAACAAAGCTTTAAAAAAGAGTGCGATATCAATGTCATCATGTCCAAGTATAGAAAAACGGGTCATCTAGACCCAGGGGCGCTGAATCAGCGGCAAGTCGTGTTCGGCGACGTCTCGGAGGTCGGCGATTATCAGGAGTGCCAACAAAAAATCAAGGAAGCGGATCACGCTTTCAGTACGCTATCGTCGGAAGTGAGGACCAGGTTTAACAACGATCCTGGACAGCTACTCGACTTCTGCGCAGACGAGGTAAACATGCCGGAGGCAATCGAACTCGGGATAGTCCCGAAACCGAAACCGGAACCGGAACCGGAGCCAGTAGTACCGCCTGCGACCCCACCGACCACACCTGTGGAGCCTTAGTCACAGGACCTGCCCCGTAGGGGACCCCTCAACAATTGGGGGGTCCCTGTAGGGGCAGAACAGCTCATCGGCATTAATAACTACTTGTTCTATTAATGCCCACTGACACCGTCAGTGGAAAAAAGGAGATAAACCCTAGTGGCTAAAGGAAATAGACGGACAGAGCACAAATTCAGCGAAGTCCCTCGGGCAAATATCCCGAGGAGTCAATTCAACAGAAGTCACACAAACAAAACCACTTTCGACTCCGGCATCCTCGTTCCAATCTTGGTCGAGGAAATACTTCCGGGAGATACGTGGAATCTCAACATGTCCATATTCGCAAGGCTGGCAACGCCTATCTATCCGATAATGGACAATATGCACCTGGATGTTTTCTTCTTCTTCGTCCCATACCGCCTGGTCTGGGACAACTGGCACAAGTTCTGCGGCGAGCAGGAAACACCGGCGGCATCTACAGACTTCACGATTCCGCAGGTAACACATTCCGGCGGCGGCGTTGCTCTAGAGCTAGCCGATTACTTCGGTATCCCGCTCGGAAGGACAAACATGAGCTTAAACGCTCTTCCGTTCAGGAGTTTTAATCTCATCTGGAACGAATGGTTCCGGGATCAGAACCTTCAGACGCCTCGTGTGGTCGACAAGGACGACGGACCAGACGACTACTCGGACTATAAAGTGCTTCCGAGGCGTGGAAAACGTCACGACTACTTCACGAGCTGCCTCCCATGGCCATCAAAGGGACCAGGGGTAGAGCTACCCCTAGGGGATTCGGCACCGGTTACGATCACCGGCAAAGCAACAGGTTCACCCACCTTCGACCTGGACGCAGTCACTAATCTGCGGCTTCAAGAGGCACCATCAGAGGATTGGGTGAAATGGGAAGGAACACAAGCGGGCTCATCGTTCGCAACATGGAACGACCCTAACTTGGAGGGCGAGGTCGACCTCGCTAACGCAACAGCGGCAACAATAAACACACTCCGGCAAGCGTTCCAAATT